GTAATCGGGAACGGAAAAGGCTTGCTGGAATGTGATACCGCCGCCGGCTTCTTTAAGCGTTCCTGTGGCTGTGGCTGGCACGTCGAGGTCACAGAGGTAATCACAGAGGGATCTATGCCCGAGGATCCTCCGGAGCTGCCGGCCGAGGATGAGGACGAGCCTGAGCCCGTGGCCTTTGCCAATCCGGAACCCGAGCCGGCGCCCGAGCCCATTTCTGAACCAGAGCCCGTGCTGGAACCAGAGAAGATCAGACCGTGGAATGGGTTCGTACATATCCGTTGCGAGGCTTGCCACAAGGAATCCACGACCTGCCTGAGGACGCCGACCGATACCTACATCTGCAAGGAATGCGGACATGAGATGCCGCTTCCGAAGGCGTACCGTGCCTACACCAGATGTGAGTGTGGCCAGAAAGGAGCCTATCTCACCAATATCACGGACTGGTCCTTCGACATTCCCTGCGTCCGCTGCGGCTCACCGAATACCGTGACCTATAACCCGGGGCGAGACTGCTACGGCCCCGTCGGCAGCACCCAGCGGCGGACGAAACCACGAAAGAAGAAATGAGGAGGTAAGAACGATGAAGCATGAAACCTATCAGCGAGGTCTTCCTGGCGTCAAGTGGGGCATCTGGAATTGCCAGAGGAAGTGCTTTCAGTTCAGCATCTGCGAAGATACTCCCATGTTGGCTGAGGCTCGGCTTTACCAGAAGATCGGTGATGACGCAAAGAAATGGCGCTTCGAGCCCCGCCAGCTCCCGGGCAAATACGCAACTTTTTCACCCGTTTTATAATATCCGTTTTCGCCCCCATTTTTATGTTCAAAAACCGAATATGCCGGAATGACCATCAAACCATTGCAGGGACTATATTTCCAAGCTGCTGAATCACCAGTTTTTTACCTAAGTTATAGAAACCTACGGTAAAACTTTTTTGACACCCAACAGATTTCATAACTTTTTGAGTGAAAAAACGTTCAGCAGCTAATTTGTTTCTCTGTTGGGCCAGGCCCTTGCGGCAGTAAGGCCCCAGGCTCTGAGCCGGATACATGACCTGTCTACTATGTATACCCAACAGACGGGCGCCGAAATAGTGTCTTACGCCGGCCACGGCGGAAGCACTTTTTCGGCGCCACACGGCTGTAGACTGACCATGCACAAAACACCCAGACAGTTTTGCGCTACCGGATCACTACCTGAATCTGCCACCCCATTGCCGGGGCAGTCGGCCGCTGTAAAATCACTACCGATTTCTGTACCCCCGCCGAAACACTTTTTGGTAGTCTGCTCCGACTCAAAAAGACCCTGCTTTAGGAAGCCGCCGGATCCATACCGGAATATGTGGCCCCTGTGCCTGGTTTTCAGACGCCCTCAAATTGATACCATTTTTCAGGCGCGGTTTTTATGAGATTCTGGTATCCCTTTTTCCCATCATTTTTGCCATGGAGGTATGTATGAGCACGCTGAAGGAGATGGCCCACGAATACAAGGTCGCCGCCGCCAAGCTGGCTATGGCCATTGAGCGGCATAAGAAAGAGGGCAATCTGACGCCGGATGAATTGAATTCGCTTCGGGCGGCATTAAGGGATACCCGTGCCACAGCACATCTTCTGTCCGGCTATTACGATACACCTCGCCAGGATGACGGCCTTACGCTGCTGGGCATGACCGCAAGGAGGACGCGCGATGACCATTGATGAACTGAAAGCCAGGAAGCGGGAACTGATGGCCCGGAAGAAGTACGAGCTGGAGCTGCAGGAACGCGGCGAGGGTGACAACTTCGCCTTGTTCATGGTGAATGAGGAGCTGCTTGACGTCAACGCCCAACTGCGTGCCATAGTTCCGGCCGGGAAGAGAGTGCACTTCGGTCGCAAAGGACGTGCTTCGTCCAGCCTGGACGCTTATGCGCAAAACTCCGGTGACCGGCAGCAATTCATCAAATGGGCCAGGGCCGATGTGGATGACGCTGCTGAAGAGGCCAGAGCCGAACTCAGGAAGATGCTGCACGGTGGGATGAAGTCCGTCACCGGCCGTCAGCGGGAGATCCTTCTTCTGTACGCCGATGGGCTTACGGAGACAGCCATCGGTGCTAAGCTGGGCGTACATAAATCCACCGTCTGCCGGACGTTGAAACGGGCGAAGAAGAATGTTGCCAGCGTCGTTGAAACCCAGCAGAAAGTTGAAGCGCTGCGGGATGGGAACCGACTGGACATGACAGATCCGGGTGTTGTCAAGCTGCTAATGGGCGCGCTGACCACACACCAGGCCACATGTTTTTACCTGTACTATGCGGAATGGCTGACAATCCGTCAGATTGGGGGCCTGCTGAACGTAGATCACTCTACCATCTGCAGGACAATTAAGCGGGCCGTCGCACGGCTCAATGATGTTCTGGGCGGGGTCGTAGATATCCTCGACAACATCGAGGGCATGGACGACGTGCTGTTCGTCATCTATTGCGGTTTAAGCGAAAAAGACGATGAGCTGCCGCCTGCGATCCGCGACATTCTGCCGAGGAAATCACTCGGAGCACACCCTGGCCAGAGCAACAAGGAGCGGTGCCAGTCCGTAGTGCCGGAGTTCCAGATCCGTGGGAATCCTGGTACACGGCGCGGATCGGTAGAGTTGGATCAGCACGGCTATCTGTATCAGGAGCTGTATGAGCGGTACCGAAACGTCTCAGAACAGCGCGCCGGTAAATGGTCGCATCCTATTGCACGGTTGCTGGTGAAGGTGTTCCAGACTTTGTCGTGGCCGTTCAAATACTGGGGCCGAGGAGTGAAATAGCTGTGGTGCAGGAAAACGGCTTTCCCAGAAGGCTGCAGATGCTACGAGAAAAGCGGCGTCTGAGCCGGCGCACGTTGGCCGAGCTGTGCGGCCTGAGCGGAAATATGATTGGCATGTATGAGCGTGGGGAAAAGGCTCCATCTGTTGATGCTTTGGTTCGTCTGGCTGATTATTTCGGGGTGTCAACCGACTATTTACTCGGCAGAAAAAATTTTTCAAGTGAACACCCACGGTGTGACTGAGGCTCAAAAACTGTGTTATGGTTCTATTGGGCCGATGTATGAGATCCATAGGATGCCTCCTTTCTAACCCGCCGATGCGCTGAGGCGGGCAGAGTATCAGCGCATCAGACATGAGGCCAGACCTTTGGGGAAATGGTCTGGCCTTGATGCCTGTTAGGAGTTGATTAGATGCTGAAATCGTGTAAATATTGCGGGCGGATTCACCCGAGAGGATATATCTGCCCTAAGAAGCCGAAGCAGGCGAAGCACCGCAACGGCAAGACGTCTGGATTCCGCAAAACGCATACCTGGCAGAAAAAGCGGGAACAGATCGTACGGCGTGACTTCCATCTTTGCAGAGTTTGCAATGAGGGAAGCTACGGTGTCTTCGGAGTGCCAGGGCTGGATCAGGAGTTGTCGGTGCATCACATTGAACCGCTGGAAGAGCGATTCGACCTGCGGCTTGATGATGGGAACCTTCTGACCTGCTGCAGCAGGCATCATCGCATGGCCGATGACGGGGACATCCCGAGAGACTACCTCCACGAGCTTGCGGAGGCATCCCCCCGGTGGGATTGAGATCTCTCGGCGGACCCGTGCCAAGACCAACAGCGGCCCCCTGAACAGGATGAAGTTTAGAAATGGGAAATTGCCCGCGGGGCGAGAGGAGGGTGGAAAATGGCAAGACCGAGCAAGTCGGTTCGTGTGAAGACCGGCGCGATCGCCAGCGATGTCGAAGCAGTCCGGCAGGACGTGGAGGACAAACTGCGCGGCGAGAACGTTCCACCCGAGCCGCCGGCAGATCTGACGGATGGACAGCGCGAGATTTTTCAATTTATCGTGAGCGGTCTGGTGGCAAGCGACATCCTCGGCCAGCTTGACGTCTTCGTTCTGGAGAGCACGGCCGTGGCCATTGACCGCCTGCGCTATATCAACGGCCTGATCGACGCTGATCCGGGGCTCGTGATGCACACCGGCTTGCAGAATGCCCGGGCGAAATATCAGAGCGACCTGTGGCGAGGCTGTAATGAGCTGTGCCTCTCGCCCCAGGCCAGGGCCAAGATTGGCTCTCTGGCTGCGCAGAAACAGAAGAAGGAAAAGGACCCGCTGCTGGCGGCCCTGAGCGACGATGATTGACCAGAGCCGCGCCTATCAGTATGCCAAGTGGTGTACGCAGCGCGGAAACCGGAAGGTCGGCAAATATGTGAAGCTCCAGGCGAGGAAGTGGCTGAGGATCGCCGATGGCAGGCACAAGAATGCCTATGTCAGCGAAAAGGCGTACCGGAAGATCTGCAAGCTGCTGAAGCTGATGATCCACCCAGACCTGCATTGCTCCATGTACGATGGACTGGAGGATTACGCCTGGTTCCTCATTGCGGCCGTGTTCTGCACCCGCCGTCGGGAAGATGACCGGCGCTTCTATCAGACCGCCATTCTCGAAATCGCCCGTAAGAACTTCAAGACCTTCAACTCCGCAGTCATCTTCATTCTGGGGATGCTGACGGAGCCTCGCTTTTCCCGTTTCTTCTCCGTGGCGCCGGACTTCAAGCTGTCCTCGGAGCTGCGGTTGGCCGTGCGGAAGATCATCAAGGTCTCGCCGGCACTGACAAAGTATTTCAAGATCAACAGGGATATGATCACCTGTCTGATCAACGAGATAGAATATACGCCTCTGGCGTACTCCAATGACGGCATGGACGGCCGTCTGGCAAATATCTTCCTGGCCGATGAGGCCGGCGCGCTGGACAGCTACCCTGTAGAGGCCATGCGCTCCTCCCAGATCACGCTGGTCAATAAGCTGGGCATCATCATTTCTACCCAGTACCCCAACGACAACAACGTGATGATCGACGAGGTCGACATTGCGAAAAAGGTCCTGGATGGAGTGCTGGAGAAGGAAAATGTCTTCGCATTGCTCTACGAGCCGGACGATGCGCTCCGGAAGCGGTGGGAGACGGATGATCTGGTGATCTACCAGGCCAATCCCGTGGCCGTGAACAACAAAGAGGTCTTTGACTCCATCAAGGATCTCCGAACCATGGCCATTCTCTATGAGAACAAGCGGGAGAACTTCCTCTGCAAGCACTGCAACATCATGTATAAGGGCCTGGGCGTCGAGGGCTATATCGACGTGCAGAAGGTCAGGCGGTGCAGGGTGGCAGAGGATCTGGACTTCTGGCGCGGCCGCCGGGTGTGGGTGGGGCTCGACCTCTCCCAGTCAGACGATAACACGTCCGTGGCTATGGTGACGGAAGCGGACGGCATGATCCACGCCAAGGTGTGGGGCATCCTGCCGAAGGATCGCGTCGAGATCAAAACCAAGAAGGAAAATGTGGACTACCGGAAGCTGATCGCCGCCGGCAGCTGCTTTGCTGAGGGCGAGGAGGTCATCGACTACGGCTTTGTGGAACGCTGGATCCTCGGCCTTGAGGAGAAATACGGCGTCGAGGTCATGCAGGTGGGCTATGACCGCTACAATGCCATCTCCACCGTGCAGAAGCTGGAGGCGAACAGCATGGAATGCGTAGAGGTCAAGCAGCACTCCTCTGTGCTGCACCCACCCACCAAGCTGCTCCGTGAGGCAATCCTGAAGAAGGAATTTGCCTACGACGAGAACCGGCTGCTGGAAATCAACTTCCAGAATGCGCGGTGCACGGAGGACACGAACCTGAATAAATACGTGAACAAGAAGAGGTCTGCCGGCAAGGTGGATATGGTCGTTTCCACCATCATTGCCGTATATCTGATGCAGCAGGCCATGCTGGACAACAGCGAGCTGGACTGGGGCATCCAGGTAATTTGAGGCGAGGTGAGAACGATCGGACTCTTAGATTGGTTTAGAACAGAACACCGCTCACAGGAGCAGACGCTGGACGGTTCCCAGCTGGACACAGCTCTCCGTGCGGCGCTGGGCGGCAGCGCGGTGACGGTGCGGTCCGTTTTGAATATCCCTGCTGTAAGCGGCAGCGTCGGCTTTATCGCCGGCACGGTGGCCTCCCTGCCCATCAGGCTTTACCGGAATAAGAATGGGCAGTCCGAGGAGGTCACAGACGATTACCGTCTGCGGCTCCTGAATGAGGAAACCGGCGATCTGCTGGACGCCTTCCAATGGAAATGCACCCTCGTGCGAGACTATCTGCTCCCCGGCAACGGCTACACCTATGTGGACTGGGTCAGCAACCGCATTGACGGCCTGTATTATGTGGATCCGATGCAGGTCAGCGCAGAGATCGGCGCCGACCCCATCTTCAAGACAGCACGTTTTTTCATCGGCGGCCGCAGCTATCGTGACTATGAGATCATGCGCATACTGCGGAACACCCGGGACGGCGTCACCGGCTCTGGCCTCGTGGCAGAGAGCCCAATCCAGCTGGAAACCATGCTGAACGCACTCAAGTATGAGAACCGCATGGTAAAGACCGGCGCAAAGAAGGGCTTCCTGAAGGTCGAAAAGGACAAGAAAGTCTCGCAGACGGTGCTGGATCAGCTCCGGAATAGCTGGCGGAAGATGTACGGGCCTGATTCGGAGGAAACCACGGTCATCCTGAATGACGGTGTGGACTTCAAGGATGCTGGCCAAACCGCCGTTGAGACCCAGCTCAACGAGAACAAGCAGACCAACGCCCACGAGATCTACCGTATTTTCAACATCGCTCCGACGATCCTGGAAGGGGATGCGACGGCAGAAGATCTGAAGAACACGGTACGGTTCGCCATTGCGCCGGTGGTGAAGGCGCTGCAGCTGGCCATCAACCGCTTCTGCCTGCTGGAGGCTGAGAAGGGCGTTCTGGCCTTCGAGATCGACATGGATGCGCTGGACGGCACGGATATGCTCGCCCGGTATCAGGCCTACGAAGTGGCCATCCGGAACGGCTGGATGCAGCTGGATGAGGTCCGCTATGACGAGGGTCGCAACCCGCTGGGCCTGAAATTTATTCGCCTTGGTCTGGATACGGTCATTTACGATCCGGAATCCAGAATGATCTATACGCCCAACACCAAGGAATGGGCATCAATCGACCAGAAAGGAGGAGGTGAGCCGATTGCAGGTAGAGATCCGAGCGGATAAGAAAAGCATGACTGTTGGCGGCTATGTCAATGTGGTGGGCCGCGATTCCCGTGTGCTGCACGATAAAACGGGGCCGTATGTTGAACAGATCATGCCCGGGGCATTCAAGAAAGCTCTGGCCGCAGACAGCAAGGTAGAACTGCGCTTCAACCACAAGAAGATCCTCGACAGCGAAGACTTGGAGCTCCGGGAGGATAACATCGGGCTGAGGGCCCACGCTGTCGTAACTGACAGCGAGGTCATTGCCGCCGCCGAGCAGAAAGAACTGCGAGGCTGGTCTTTCGGTTTTGTGAAGCAGAAGGATCATTGGAAAACCGATGAAGAAGGTACCCGCCGCCGCTTCGTGGACGAACTGGAACTGAGGGAAGTCTCCATCCTGGATAAGACGCCGGCCTACATTGCCACCAGCATTGAGACCCGCGACGATGATGAGATCCTTGTCGAGTTCCGCGCCGATCAGCCGCTGGAGGACGGCGTGGATTACATCCGTCAGACCGAAAGCACCACAGAAACCAAAACCACTACCCTGACGCCTGGGGATGAGAGCGTTATGTTCTGCGCCCAGAAGACCGTAGAAATCTACAAAATGAGAAGGAGAATGTGATTATGCCTTTCAACCTGAAAAAGCTGACCGAACGCCGTGTCGAGCTGATGACTCAGCTGGAAAACATGGTGAAGAACTGCGAGACCGAAACCCGCGCCTTCAATGAGGAGGAGCAGACCCGGTACAACGAAATCCTGGCCGAGGTTCGTTCCATTGACACCACTCTGGACGCTGCTGACCAGGGCGCCGCTCTGCAGCAGATGGAACGCCGCGCCGCCGGCGGCCAGGAGGAGCCCCGTTCCCAGGAGGAGCTGGAAACCCGCGCCTTTGAGTGCTATATCCGCGGTATCGCCCCCGATGTGGAGACCCGTGCGGCAACCAACATGACCGTCGGGGACAATGGCGCAGTCATTCCTACCTCCATCGCCAACAAGATCATCGAGATGGTCAAGGAGATCTCTCCCCTGTACCACCTCTCTACCCATTACGACGTGGGCGGCACCCTGACCATTCCCAGCTATGACGAATCCACCCAGAAGATCACGATGGCTTACGCCACCGAGTTCACGGCGCTGACTTCCAGCTCTGGCAAGTTCACCAGCATCTCTCTGGGCGGTTTCCTGGCCGGTGCTCTGACCAAGATCTCCATGTCCCTGATCAACAACAGCAAGTTCGACATCGTGTCCTATGTCATCCGCAAGATGGCCGAGGCTGTGTCCGAGTGGCTTGAGAACGAGCTGATCAACGGTACGGACGGCAAGATCGAGGGCGTGTCCAAGGTCACTGCCGCCGTGACGGCCGCTGCTGCTACCGCCATTACCGCCGACGAACTGATCGACCTGCAGGAGAGCATCCCCGACAAGCTGCAGCCCGGCTGCATCTGGGTGATGAGCCGCGCGACCCGCACCGCCATCCGCAAGCTGAAGGATGGCGAGGGCAACTACCTGCTGAACAAGGACGCTACTGCCAAATGGGGATACAGCCTGTTCGGCCACGATGTGTATGTCTCTCAGAGCATGCCGGACATGGCCGCGGGGAAGCGCGCGGTGCTGTACCTTGACCCCACCGGCCTTGCCGTGAAGGTTGCCGAAAACCCCAGCGTGCAGGTTCTGCGCGAAAAGTTCGCCGATGAGCACGCTGTGGGTGTGATCTGCTGGATGGAGGTTGACTCCAAGGTGGAGAACAAGCAGAAGATTGCCGTGCTGGATATGAAGGCAGCCGTGTCTCCCGGCGGTTAAGGAGGAAGCGGCCATGAAGGTAAAAGCAACTACAAATTTTGCCGGTGAGATCTGCATGGCGAGGGGTGATGTCCGCGACGTTCCGGAGAGCGTCGCGGCTCCCCTCTTGGAGTGCGGCTATCTGGAAGCTCTGGAGCCTGTTCAGACTTCAGGGCAGAAGGATGAGCACGATTCCGAGGCGGAAACCACGCAGGAGCCGGAAACGGAGACGAAGAAAACTAAGCGGGCCAAGGCCAAAACGGAGGGCTGATGTATGAGACCTTGTGATTTGATGGCTGTGGACATTGCTTTGTTCTCCAGAAAGATCCTCAACACGGCCGAGTTTGACGAGCTCTCTGTTCTGGAGCAGCAGGAATGCGAGGATGCGCTCGCTGCTGCGAAAGCGGCAGCAGCCGCTTATACCGGACTCGACATCGAGGCCACAGAGCAGGAAGATCTCGCTTATGCGGTGAAGGTCCTGGCGGCAGAAATGATCGACAACCACCAGATCACAACGCAGTACACCGGCAAAAATCCGGTTGCCATGCAAATCATGGATCTGCACAGCACCAACCTGCTGCCCAGCGTAGAGGAGTGATCGGATGCAGGACCACCTTTCTTCCGCTCTGCGGGATAAAATCGAGATCCTGACGCTGATTCAGGATGATGAGACCGGTAATATGGCCTGGGCACCCAGCCGAAAGCGCTGGGGCTCAGTTGAGATCGACCGGCAGAGGAACCTTTTTTCCATCGCGGGCGTCGGTTCCCAGGGGGCGACGATCATAATCCGACCGGATCCGCTGCTGACGCTGCACCAGGCCATCCGATGGAACGGTGAGTTCCTGCATCTAACGTCTATCACGCTGGCTCCGGAACGGGACCGGCAGGAGATCAAAGCAGCCATCTGCCATCCGGTGACTCTGACGGCAAAGCCGCAGGCCCGGACCGGCAGGGACACGATGAATCGACCGACTGTGGTGCAGCAGGCAACATTCTCCTTCCCAGGAATCCTGACAGAACGGTATTTCAACAGCGAAGAGGACGAAGTCTTCCGCAGGAGCACTCTGGAACGTGTCCTCGTGGCCCCCAAAGCCGTTGTGCTGCGTGTCGGAGACCTTGTTCAGCTGGGAGATACCGCACCGTACACCGTCCTACAGCGCATGGATCTGGAATTCTACAAGAATGAATACGTGCTTGAACGCCGGGAGGATGTCTGATGCAGTCTCTGGAAATAGACGGTCTGAAGGAAGTCATCCAGACGCTGGAAACCACGCCGGAAGTCATCCGGCAGGCTCGGGCAGAGTTCTTTGATGAGGCTGGCGAGGTGCTGCTGGAAGCCGTTCAGCGGCACATCGGTGGTAGCGGCCGTGTTGCCGGCGTACAGGAGTCACACGTTGGTAGCGGGAAAGGCTATGTGGCCGTCCGGCCTATGGTAAAGACTAATCTGGATGGCTACGCAGCGGGTTATATTACCAATGCGCTGGAAAACGGCCATGCTGTAAGACCTGCCTCCGGAAAAGCCAAAAAGAAACGGCAATCCCGGGCAAAGGCGAACCGTGTCCAGGGTAAATATATGTACCGCAACACCGGCCAGCAGGAAGCGAAACGTGCCGCCGAAGAGGGTGCTCGTATCATCGAGGCCAAGATACTTGCCCACATGGAGGGAAGAAGCGTATGACCAAAACCGAGATCCTGGACGCCATCAATCTGCTGTTGGTGTCTAAATGGCCTGACCGCACGGTTTATGTG